GTCGGCGTACACACTGTAACCGATTCAGGAGGCGGCGATGAACCAGCAGAAAATGCGCGCGGCGGCATTTACAGCCGTGGTGCCTTCCTGACTTGGTTCGCTGAAGACAGCGATGAAGCGGCCATTCCTTTGGACGGCTCACCCAGGGCCATTGGACTTTGGAAGAGGGCTGGTATGGCATTAGGGTTTAATACCGATGAAATTGAACCGGAAAGGTCTGGCCAGAAAGGTCCGAATCGGACTATACCTGCAACCGTTCGCCCGCGAATTCAAAGAACGCCGGGCATCACTATCCAGCAAGAAGACCAGGCGCCGACTGCGCCCAATATGGTATTCAACATGAACTTCTATGGAGAAACACAGCCTAAACGCGTTGAAAGTGCTGTAAAAGAAGCAGCACAACAAGCAAGGCAGAGCTTTGCGGAGCAGCTGGAATCCTATCGACACGAACGGAGGCGAGTAAGTTTTGGCTACTAGGTACAGAACTATCAGCGGAGATACATGGGACCTCATTTCATACCGCGTGTATGGAGATTGCAAGTACACGGATACCCTTATTAACAATAACACCGCTTATGCGGATGTTGTAGTTTTTGGAGCCGGAACGATATTGAATGTCCCTGATATTGAGTTGGAGACACCGTCAGCCCTGCCGCCATGGAAGAGGTGATGTAATGAATTTATGGGAAACATATGCTAAAAAATTATTTCCCCAACTGACGACGTCACAGGCTCGGATGGCAAAGGTCATCGTGCTCTACAATCACGAAAACATTTCGCTACAAATTGATAAGTACGCTAAAAGCGTGACCGTCGATGATGTCATGGATGGAGAAGCAGACAGCTTGAACATTACCCTGGAAGACCGTTCAGAGTTTTGGAAAGACGGATGGCTGCCAGAACGCGGGGCCATGCTCGATATCGTATTGATTACGTCCCATTGGGTAAATGGGGAAGACCTTCAGAGTCTTCCCATAGGAAAGTTTGAGATTGATGAAATCGAATGCAGCGGCCCACCAGAAGAAGTGAAAATTAAGGGCGTATCTATCCCGAACAACGCAGAAATCCGAAGCGTAGAACATTCCCAGGCATGGGAAAAAACGAAGCTGTCGGCCATTGCCCAGGACATTGCAGATCGGGCTGGACTACAGCTCTTTTATGATACATCGGAGGACCCCGTACTGGATAGAGCTGAAGAAACGGCTCAAACAGATCTGAGCTTTTTATATAAGCTATGCCAGGATGCGGGATTATGCCTGAAGGTATCCGATGAAAAAATCATCATCTTTGACGAGCAAAAGTATGAAGACCAAGACCCAGTCATGACTATATTCAAGGGGCATGACTCACTGGAATCCTATTCCATCAAAGCCACGATTCACGAAGTTTATAAATCCTGTCATGTGAAGTATAAGAACAGTAAAAGCGGCGAACTTATCGAATTTACCTATACCGTGCCGGAGCGGGAAAACCTGCCTGGTATGACACTGGAGGTAAACGAAGAAGTCGCCGATGTTGCCGAGGCCGAGAAGCTGGCCAAGAAAAAACTACGGGAAAAGAACCGGGAAGAAGTACAGGCAACGGTAACGATGGCCGGAAATTTCTATATGCTGGCTGGCAATACCGTCATGCTGGACGGCTTCGGGAAATTCAATGGGAAATACGTCATCACGAAAGCCAGCCATAGTCTGGGGAATGGTTATACCGTGCAGTGCGATTTGCGGAGGTGCTTATATGGATACTAAAGCCATAGCCTATGTGCTGAAGAATATGTTCCGGGTCGGAAAAGTATCATCCCTCAATCCGGAGCAGAATACGGCCCGAGTATACTTCGAAGATCAGAACGGCATGGTATCCTGCGAAATGGCCATTTTGAATCGGGGCAGTAAGGTTGTTAAAGATTACTGGATGCCAGACGTTGGTGAAGACGTGCTTTGCCTCAATCTTCCGAATGATAAAAACAAGACGGTCGGGTGGATTCTGGGAAGTTATTTCAGCCAGAAGGATAGCCCGCAAATTGCAGATGACAAAGTGCGGCGCATCGACTATGGGGACGGAAGCTATATCGAGTACGACCGGAAATCACACACCCTGAATATCCACTGCGTCGGCAACATCAACATTACGGGAGCTACTATTAATCTGAATTAGGAGGCGATGACAATGCCAGCAGCGGCCAGAAAAGGAGACAGTGAAACCGGAACCTGCGACCTGGGGAAAGGCTGCTGTCCTCATACTCGGAACGGGAGCAATGGGACAGTTTCTGCCAATGTAATCATCAATGGACTGGGAGCACATCGTTTGGGAGATACCGGACCATGTAACTGCCCGCATAGCGGTACATTTCAAACTACGGGGTCATCTGGCACTGTCTTCGTAAATGGAAAGGGCGCCGTTCGCATTGGCGATGCGACGACATGTGAAACATGTGGAAAAGGAGGGCAACACACGACAGGGAGCCCGAATGTTTTCATTGGAGGATAGTCATGTCATTTCTATCAAACGTAATCCGGGCGCGGCTACAAACGGCTGCCCAACGGATGGAACAAAATACAATCAGCATATTGCGCGGGAAATTATCATCCTGGGGCCTGAGCATCCCGATCGGATGTCTGGGGCCTGTTGTCTTCACTGTTTCCAGCTCAGAAGTGAGGACTTTTTCGGACTGGAAGCGGGAAGCCAAGGGAAGGTATGCTACACATAATGTAATGGGCGGGCGGCCTGTATTGGAATTCCTGGGAACCGATTTACAAACCATTACTTTCACTATGCGGCTCAGCGTCTTCCTGGGAGTGAACCCGGCGAATGAAGCGGCAAAGCTGCGCCAACTATGCGAAGACGGAACATCCATGCCGCTCGTCATCGGCAATGAGCCGGTGGGGGAAAACAACTGGATTATCGAAAGCATCGGAGAAGAAACCCAGGAATGGGATAACAACGGAAATATACTGACATCAACGTTACAGGTGACCCTGAAGGAATACGTAGGCGATATGATCGTCTTAGGGGGAGACTATGATTTGGCAATGGAAGGAGATGAAGAGTCGTGAATGTAGTACTGGAAATGGAATTAGATCATGTTGACTTCGCGCCTTCATCCACGGCGGCCGAAATCGTCCAAAATGTACAAACCATTTTGACGACGCCGAAATATACGGTTCCCCTGGACCGAGAACTCGGCATTGATGCCAGCATGCTGGATGCTCCGATTGCCGTAGCCCAGGCACGAATCAGCAGCGAAATCATAGCTGCCGTACATCAATACGAACCCAGGGCATCTGTGACCAAGGTGGCCTTTAAAGGGGA